AACACTACCCGTATTTATATAGGCTCTGTTGTTACACAATTTGACTTGAGATGAAAATGATTTAAATTAGAATATTACACACAACTTTATTAGTATTAGGACAGTTTAGATCGGAAATGTCAAAATTTGATTTGTGCGTTTATTCCCTTGGAAAAGGAAGAGATGCGTTCTCATGAACAAAGAAAAATTCCAAAACTCGTTTCTGAACGGGGTTGTATTGAACTACGAATTCTTTATTTTTGGTGGTTTCCTTAGTGTTCAGTGTGTACGCCACACATAACGATATGAACCCAAATCGTTATGTTCCCCAAGAAAATAATTTGTTTGTAGGGATGTATAATGAATAAATATAAACACAAGGCAGGAACATTAGAATGACGCTATGTTAGTAATTTTATTTGCCAGAGTTGAAAATTGCGGATAAAAAGGGGGATTAAAGTGTGGCAACACACTCCTCCTCTCCAAAAGAGCGCTTAATAGATTCTGGATCTGATATTGTGAAAACTAGTCTAATTTTAATATTGCTTGCGACAGACTTCGGTCTAAAATCAGTCTTAGCTTGTCTAAAATTTCGCATGCGTGCACCCCACGGATAGCGGATTCATACCTGGATGTGAATTAAGTAAATCTAAAGGTATGGCTGATCTCTGGTTGCTAGTGAAGGGCTGAGCAAAGTGTCCTAAAATTCCCCTATTTTCTTATGCAGACACCAATATTGAATTCCTATAAAGCTATATACGAATTTTATAAAACTACAAGAAACAATACAGAATACAAGATGTCTTTAACTTTTGATGAACAATTGAATATTTTGTCGCACGGTTGTAAGACAATCGTCCATTAATGCAATCTAACACAGGTAATTCATTACCATTTTGTTGGAGCACCCTTTATAGGGTTGATGTCACACGAATTGCGAAAGCAGCGTGACGAACAGAAAGTGATTGCTAACCTTAATAAGCACCCAAAGGCAAATAAAGTGCCACTTAAGTTTTCGTACAATGATGATGAAGGTTGGACTATGGTTTATGAATTGGCAGAATTATCAATCGCTGAAACTTTCGTAGTTGAAGAAATAATAAAGAAGCAACGCATTTTCTTGACAACACGCGTGCAATCTGATGATATCTTCAACCCTCACCCTTATATTGCTAATTTGGGAAAAGAATTAGCTTTTGGGGAAGAGAGTTGTAGAGTGGGCCAGGAATTGGCAAAGCATAGGAACAAATTGATTCATGCATTAACCGGCAATATTAAGCAAGTTGGTGACACTTATGTCCATGATGGAAACATCTTGACATGGTCAGAAGAGAGCATTAATCGATTAATTTTACAACAATACAACGCTAGTTTTGGTGAATCGAAGGATACATGTGACTATGTAAGCCTTGTAAATGAGCTTGATATGTTCGAAAATAAAAAGATTACTACAAATTTTGAGATGACAACAACAACGACAGGACTTGTGTCTATGTGTGTTAGAGATAAGAAAATTTATGCATCAGGAAAAGGTTCAAATAAAAAGAAAGTGAAAGTTAGTGCGAGTGCAAATTTGTTGCGTAAGCTTCTAGCTACATATTATTTTGATTTGACTTTGCCCTTGAGCATGAAAATGAAAAATATATTTTCACAAGTTCCACGGATGCAAAGTGATTTTAAAGAAAATACAAAAAGAGATAACAAAACTCATAAGCATGACAATTCAAAACGTTCTATATTGTTAAAAAACAAAGGTCTTGTAGAAGCTGCTCGTCATCGCGAAAATTTTGAAAAGCACAATAAATTGCAGAAAATATATGCGATTCAACGAAAACAAGAACAGGTTAAAACTGATGCGCTTGTAGCACAATTGCAAATGTTTTATTCAAATCGTGATATTGCACAATTACAATGGAAAATTCCAGTTGATGTGCGTTTTGGAGACTTTCAAGAGTTTTTGGATGCTATCGAAGGTTTCTTTTCAGAAGACGTGAAGAAATTAATTGATTGGGCATCAGTCATGAATTGCTTTTATCTGATTTATTCGAACCCAGATCTAATGGTTAAATGGAATGCATGTGATAATTTGCGAAGAATACTAGGCATTAAAACAATGTCTTTAGCACTTTTCGCAAGTATGATTTTGCATGTTTGTAAACAACTAGGTTTTGTTTCTGGGGGTGATCACCCAAAATTACAATCTTTTGACACCAGTTCAACATTATCTATTTTGATTACTTTGGTCCTTTCTATTTTATACAGAAATAATCCCAAAGCTTCAACAGTTGAAGTCCTTGTAAATTCTTGTAAAGATTTACCTTTAGCATCACGAGGCGTAGGATTACTTGAAGAAGTGGTCAAACGCATTTGTGCATATGTAAAAGGAGTAGAAAGTTTAGATGATCTTATACCAAATACGTTAAAGAAAATTGAAGAACAAGTTATGCAGTTGAGCACAAAAGATGGAATTTCTCGTT